GGCAAGGATACTAACCGACCAGAGTTTCAGAAGATGATGGAGTATGTCCGTGATGGAGACGTTGTTGTTGTCTGCGAATACTCAAGACTTGCCCGGAGCAGTACTGACCTGTTGCGAACAGTCAAGGAACTACAGGACAAGGGTGTTGAGATTGTCAGCCTTCGGGAACGTTTAGATACAACAACACCAGAAGGGCGATTCATGTTGACTGTATTTGCTGGATTGGCTGAATTTGAACGTGAAATCATGAGAGAACGCCAGAAAGAGGGCATTGCTATTGCCAAAGCACAAGGAAAGTTCAAGGGCGGTAAGCCAAAGCCTATTGACATGGAGAAGTTCAGAGCCGAATGTAAGAAGTGGAGGGCAGGAGAACAGACTGCTACTGCCGCAATGAAGAATATGGATATGAAACCGAACCGATTTTATAGGAAAGTGAAAGAGTTTGGATTATAACATACACATATGCACATGTGTATGAAATTGGATTGACTTCTATCCGAAGTTCTGATAAAATAATAGTGAGGTGATTCCATGAAAGAATTCAATATTACAGGGACTTGCTACCCAGAATGCCATTACATGGTGAATCTTGACAGCAGACTTGCTCAGATAAAGCAGATGGTTGATGCCGGAAAGTATTTTTCTATCAATAAAGGCAGGCAATATGGTAAGACCACTACATTAAGGGCATTGAGAGCATATCTGAATAAAGAATATATTATTGTTAGTCTTGATTTTCAAGCACTTAGCAGTTCAGAATTTGAGAATGAGCAGACATTTGTGAGGGCAATGGCAAGAGGATTATACCAGTTAAAGACAGTAAAATCACATATGAGTCATGAGATTCAAAAAGAAATGAAAAAAATGAAATCTCATGATAACTCTTATCTCCTTGCTGATTTGTTCAATATTTTGAGTGATTGGTGTGGAGAAGTCGATAAACCTATCGTACTTATGATTGATGAAGTAGACCAAGCATCTAACTATCAGATTTTTCTTGACTTTTTAGCACAGTTACGCTACTATTACTTGAATAGACAGGATTATTCTACATTCCAGTCCGTGATTCTTGCTGGAGTACATGACATCCGTAATCTGAAACTGAAAATTAGACCTCAGTCAGAGCATCAGCATAACAGCCCATGGAATATTGCCACTGACTTTGATGTGCAGATGAATTTTTCTCCGGAAGAAATTGCTGGAATGCTGGAAGAATATGAAGCAGATTATCATACAGGCATGAATATTTCGTCAATAGCTCAGATGATTTATGATGATACATCTGGTTATCCTGTTTTAGTTTCTTCTTTCTGTCGGTTGATGGATAAAAAATTATCGGGAACAGAAATGTTTCCTACCAAATCTTCTGCATGGACAAAGGAAGGATTTCTTAGGGCTGAAAAAATTTTGCTGACAGAAAAGACTCCATTGTTCGACAGCCTGATTGATAAATTGAAAGGAAATGAACGACTCCGGAATCTTCTGCATAGAATTTTGTTCGGCGGCAAAAACATTCCATACAATGCAGATAATGATGCGATTGATGTTGCTGCGATGTATGGATTTGTGACGAACCGGAACGGACAGCTTGCGGTCTTCAACAGAATTTTTGAAACCAGAATCTATGAATGGTTTCTCTCCGTGGAGCTGACCAGTGGCAATGATTTCTCTGGCGGTAACAAGAATCAGTTTGTTGAGAATGGCAGACTGAATATGGAAAGAGTTCTGGAAAAATTTGTGGTTGATTTTGATTTCGTTTATGGCAGCCGTGATGACAAGTTCAAGGAAGAAGTCGGCAGAAGATTGTTCCTGCTGTATCTGAAACCTATCATTAATGGCACTGGATTCTATCACATTGAATCAAGAACCAGAGATGAACGCCGTATGGATGTTGTTGTTGACTATGGAACGGAACAGCATATCATTGAACTGAAAATCTGGCATGGAGAGCAGTACAATTCTGATGGAGAAAAGCAGCTCGCTGACTATCTGGATTATCATCATTTGAAAAAAGGTTATCTCCTGACTTTCAATTTCAATCAGAAGAAAGAAACTGGAGTAAAGCATGTGCAGTATGGTGATAAAGAATTGATAGAAGTAACCGTGTAAAATTTTGAGAAATCAAACCCAGCAAGCAAGGGTATCGGTATTACTTTCATAATTTGTTCACAAATCTGAAAGCCACCTATACCACAACTTGTTAGGGAAAAATTTCCCTAAGACCCTTGTGAAAAAAATATTTTTTCAGAGAAATTTTTCACTCACTTTTGAAAAAATCTGATAAGGGTTTCAGGGATTTTCCCTGAGAAATGATGCAGAACAAGCGAACAAATTTTCAAATTTGTGGCACTGTTCTGCCGTGCTTGCTGGTTTTGTTTCATCTGATTTTTTTCACTCCAAAAACTTTACCAGCAAGCAAGTACTTTGTGGTAACAAGTCCCGCAAAGTACGATTTTTCCCCGAACCCCTGCTGAATAAGTTCTGGAAAAAAACACAGGTATACCTTGTTACACTTGCGATAAAGAATGTTCCTATAACTTGTTATAGGACAATGCAATTTTTTTGCGTATCATTAGAAAAATTTTTTTACTATTTATCAAAGATTAGCAGGCGATGGAGAATATCAATTTGGAATCACAAATTTTTCCAGAGCTTTCTTCCGCTTTCGCTGAACCGTTCTCAAATCGTAAAACATTTCATCAGCAATTTTCTCATTAGTTTGGTATAGCAAATAGAAGCGTGTCAAAATTTCCTTTTCGTCTTCTGCTACATCTGAATCAGCAATCGCTTGTTCAATTTGCGGTCTGATTTGTAGCAGCTCACGTAATGCTTTCCGGTGTTCTTCTATCACAAAGTGCAATGCTTCTTCTGCTTCGCTGTCAGAAATATTACATTCTTTTGCTTCTTTCATCAAGACTGTGTCCTGTTTGATTTGCTGCTGTAAAATACTGATGCGATAATCTGCCTCAAATGCTCTGTTAAGCCAGGCATGTTCTTTTTCACAGCTGACAGGAACACACTTTGCTCTGACAAAACGGTTGCTTTTGCGTAAATTCATCTCACGTCCTCCTGTTCCTGAATCTGTTCTGTTATTCAAAAGCTGACAGCATCAGAGTTTTGGTCAATCCAATTTCCATTGCAGTCCATAACAAAACATTTATTAGCTACATACAAGATATAGCAAATGCTTCCGGCAGACAGATGCCAGTCCGGAAAATCTTCTGCTGTAGGTAAATCCACTGTATCATTTGCGACTATTTTGACACGCACGAGCCATTTGCCATCAGCCATTTTTCGGATATATTCTGCCGCTGTGATTTGTGCATTAGTGAGTTCTACCCAGTCAGAACTATCTGGTTTATCCTCAGAACTATCGTCTTGAAGAACCCATTCTCCAGAATTATCAAGCTCATAGAAGTCTCCGGTACTGATAACATGGGCAGTACTGCCCATAAGCCAGTTGTTTTTTGGCTGCGGAAGGTCAGAAACAGCAGTACAATCTATTTCTACTATATACAGAGATGTTTTTTTGTCATCTTCTGTTTTCAGTCCAGTGTAGTGTCTGCTTCTAATCGTATACATAAAATCACCTCTCACTGTCATTTTTAAGCTGTTCCAGGACTTTTTTCAGCTTTTCCGGCAGAGGCAGTCCCATTTCTCCGACGTTCTCCAGAATGCTGATGCCCTCATTTGCGATATAAAAGCCGATGACTGCACTCCGGCACACAGAAGATTCGCCGCCGAAAAGCTGTGTGTCGAGAATATGCCCCACTGAAACAATAATCAGCATCAAGCCTTTTTTCAGAATCCCCTCAAAGCCTGTGGAGCTTGAGAGTTTTTTCAGAATGATACCAACTATCACTCCCGTGATATAGTCCAGAATCATAAAAGCGATTAAAGCCAGAATCAGCCCGTCGAGACTGCCCCAGAGAAATCCGGCAATGCCGCACAGAACCGAGCATGTCCATCGGATGAAGTCGCTCATAAATGTTTCCTCATTTCATTGATAGCGTCTATGATTTCCCATTCTTCCAGCCGGAGCAGGTCGCGCCTTGCTTTCAGCCGTTCATATTCCATATTGCGGAGATTTTCATTTTCAAGTTCGGCATTCAGTTTTTTGAGCTTACGAGTGATTTTATAGTACAGAATCTGATATTCTTTCAGTAATTCTTCCATATTATTCATCCTCTGTCAGGATATAGGCGCGGTTTGAACTGTAGGTTTCAAGTTCGTCGTAAGATTCCTGAGTCATAACAGAAGCCGGAAGGAAATCTGTATATGTTACAACAGTATCATTCGCCGGAAGAACAGGCGGAGTATACAGCAGCCCGTCATAGTAGCCCTGACAGCCTTCAGCGGCAGTCAGAGAGCTTGTCTGCTCATAATTGTGCAGCAGGTCATTCGGGCAGGTGATGCCGTGCAGGAGAAGCTTTGCATGAATTCCGGCAGAAATACCGATGCCTGCACCGTTTTCAGAATCTGCCGTGTAGCCTTTGAAACTGCATTCAGAAGCATGAAGGCTGCTGCTGACACCGAATCCGTATCCGTTCAGTTCGCCGATTCCGGTGAAAATGCAGTTGGTGAAATTTCCGCCTGCAAGACCGCCGTATGCTGTTTTCCCTTCTGCCGTGAATTTACTGTCTGAAACATGAGAATTCAGTGCCGAAATGCCTGCGGCGGTTTCTTCTGATGTTCCGGAAACAGAAATACTGCATCCGGATACTGCTGCATCAGAACCCGACATAATGCCCCACAGCATATTATCAGAAGAAAATTCAGCCTTACAGTTTATCAGTCTGCCGCCAAGCATATGATAACAGGTGACACCTGCCTCACATCCGTCCAGACTGCCATAAATATGACAGTTTTCAAGTGCAGCATCCCTGATGTCAATCAGATTCTGCATTGCTGAAGCCTCGGAAAGACTTAAATCCGGATAATTCAGCATCAGATTTTTGACTGTGCAGTTTCTGAAATACGCGAACTGATGACTTTTTGCTGTGATAATACCGCAGTCAGCAAAATCAAGCACAACCTCAACGGTGTCCGGATTCCGGTAAACCATGCTGTAAGCTGCCTCATCTACCTCTGAAGTATCGTCACTCACACCGAAATTTCCGACTATTTTCAGCACTTTTCCGCTGTGGGACTGTTTCCAGTCATAGATATATGCCGGAAGTGTGATATTATCATTCACGCTGTTACAGTGATAGCAGTCATCTTCCAGTACGGAGAGCCGGTTCAGAATTTGTCCGACTTTATCAAATCCGAGGATTCTGCCGCATACATCAGAGTTCCAGCGTTCATCACCAATGTCATTCTGATAGATTTCTGTCCTTCCGCCCCATACCATAATATAGGCAAGTGAAATTTCCCAGATATTTTCATCGCGCTGTAATGCCGGAATGGCAGGCGTTTCGCCGGGAGTTCCGCGCTTTAGGGCGATTTCCATTGTCCGGAGTGTTCTGTTCAGTCGAACCACAACCCTGTCAGCTCTGTTTAGGATAATATCCGGCTGGTCGAGTGTCAGAAACAGTTCTGCATCATTATGAATCCACTTCCGCCCGATGAAACCCCATCCGGGCAGAACCTTCACGGTCAGACCGGAGCTTTCGCATACTTGCAGCGTGTTTTCCGGTTCAGCCATGACCCCGTCAGGAATCAGCATTTCAAAGAAATTGGAAATGTCATCAGCACTGTATTTTCTGTCACCGTCAACAGAATCAAAAAATCCGAAAGTAATCATTTATTCACCTTCCAGTCTGAGAAAGTCGGAATTAGCCTGTAGCCTTCGGCATCCTCGACCTCTGTGATTTCAGTTACAACAGCCGTTCCGCTGATACCATATTCATTTATAACAGAAACCTTATCTCCGAGACTGTAGTCAGTCCCGAACCGGTACATATCTGTGTTGAGAATTTCGCCACTGAATTCTTCTGTTTCTTTGCAATTTTCCCTTTCTTCTTTTGCCTGCTGCGACAGGACAGCATCATATTCTTCCGGAGTAAGTTCCCCGTCATCTGTTTTAGAAGAAATATTCCGGGCATCCAGCCACTTTTCACGAAGAAAAATACCGGAAGCTTCAGTATCATAAGAAGTAAACCTGACTCTGTCTCTGCCCTCGCCCTCTCCGGCGATTGTGACAGAATTGAATTTTGTCGTTCTGTCCAGAAGATAGCTTGTACTGCCGAGATTTTCAAAATCAGGAGAAAAAATCACACAGGGATTTTCCGACTGATTCATGCTTCTGTCCGTGCTTTTATAGATATCAAATACAAAATATTCACCGTCAAATGTCAGCCGGAATCCGTACTGATACAGATTGCAGACATCTGAAATTGTTTCCAGAACATTTTTGCCGGTGACCTGTTTTTCAATTGTTTCTGTATATCCGTGAGAATCTGCCTGTCTTATCAGGTCAATACGCCGATATCTGAGGTTCATCTGCATAAATTGATTCAGTACAATCTGACGCAGAAATCCTTCTGCAGTGCCTTTGTAGGAGAACATGCGCGGAATGATTCTTCTTCCGAGCAGTCCTTCCGAAGAACAGCCGGAAATAATCAGATGGTCGCCATTTTCATGGTCTGCTGTCAGTTCTATTCGTTCTGACAGCATAGAAGTGTCTGTATCATCTCTTGTAATCAGCGTTTCATTTTCAGAAAACAGTTCCAGAAGTTCCCGGCTTGCCGGAAGATAAAGCTCAAATTCTCCTGCCTGACTGAAACGCTGTACCCAGATAACAGATTCTGCATAATCTATCACAAGTGTTTTCTGAAATTTCTGTCCGTCGTATTTCCAGATATACAGATTCATTCAGACACCTCCGTAAAGCTCAACAGCAGCGAACAGGATTCTGACTTTATCCGTGTCGCTTGCCGTGAATGTGAAGTCATTTGCACCGACAGCAAGCTGAATCCATGAAGAACCAGTTTTCATATAATTCAGAAGATTGACCGTTTCACCGTTCCGGAGCAGGGAAACACTCTTTTCTCCCTGCTTGGTGTTCAGTGTGATGATATCGTCAGCCTGAAACGTGTAATCAAAGCCAAAAAACTGCTGTGTAGCAGAATTGTAGATGTTTAAATCTGATACTTCTCCGGAAATCTCAATCGTAATGATACATCCGCAGACGGCATCGCCACGATTGACAATTGTGCAAAGAGGAAGATTTCGACGTTCTGAGAATGGTATCGGATTTTGTATCGAGAACGGGAATTCAAACAGTTTCATGATTCTGGAAAGCTCGCTGTAAAGAATGGCTGCACTTTCCCAGAACGGACGAGGGCAGAGAATTGAAATCTGCATCTGTTCCCGTTCCACAAACAAGTCACCTTCCAGAACTTCTACATAGCCGACAATCTTTACATTCCTGTTTTCATTCCGGAAATAGACAATGCACGCCGTTTTCATAGGGAAAATACGATACAGCCGCTGTCTGTTGGCTTCAATATCGCCACGAAGGTCAATATCGATAACGAGATTTCGCATACCAACTCTTGATGAATTGTAACGGCTGCCGTCTGCTGCACTTTCGCTGGTATTGACAGCAGTATCAGGACGAGTCAGACCACTGATGCCGATAACTGCATAGTTCTGTTCATCATTGGTCAGCTCGAAGATTTCTCCTCTGGTGTTCTCAATTTTGAGTTCAAACAGCTCCATCAGGTCAAATCCTCTCTTTTGAGTGTGCGAATCAGGTTCTTTGTCTGCCGATAGATTTCAGACCGAGAAAGAGCCTTTGGGCTGGTATTCGTCTGATTGAAATTGTAGTTCTTGACAACAGTCGCACCGCCTGCACCTGCCAGACTGCCGTTTTTCGGAAATTTCGGAAAAATGTCATCTTTCAGCAGGTCAGCAAGTTTTTTCAGACCGGCTTTGTTTCGTTCCAGAGGAATGACGGCTTCTGTACCTGCTTCACCGATTTGTGCAATTGTCGGTTTTTTTACGATACCGCCCTTTGCAAGCTGAGGAATTTCAGGAACAGAGAATCTTGAAATCAGACCTGCAAACGGCTGAAAATCCAGAATCTGAATTCCGGCAATTGTGTCGAGGGCGTTGTTAATCGCATTGAACGGCACAGCAATGATTGTATTGATGCCTCTAATCAGCGTATTGACAACACTCTTGAACGCTGAAAAAATGCCGTCTTTGATGCCGTCAAATACTTTTCCACCTGTAGAAAATACATCCTTGACACGCTGCCATGCAGCCGAAAACTTGTCTCCGAACCAGTCAGCAACATGGGCGAATGTCTGCGTGATGCCGTCCCATGCCTGAACAGCACCATTTTTCACACCGTCCCACATTCCGGTAAAGAAGTTATTAACCGGCTGGATAACATTATCATTGAACCATGTTCCGACAATCTTCCAGCCGTTCTTGATGTTCTCCCATGCAGTCAGGGCGAAATCTTTGACGGCAGTCCAGAGAGCGATAAAGAAATTCTTAATTGGCTGAATTACGTTGGTATTGAACCATGTTCCGGCAATCTTCCAGCCGTTCTTGATGTTCTCCCATGCAGTCAGGGCGAAATCTTTGACAGCAGTCCAGAAAGCGATAAAGAAATTCTTAATTGGCTGAATTACGTTGGTATTGAACCATGTTCCAGCGATTGTCCAACCATTCTTGATGTTCTCCCATGCAGTTAGAGCTGATTCTTTTACGCCGTTCCAGAGAGCTGTAAAGAATTCTTTAACCGGCTGAATCACGTTGGTGTTAAACCATTCACTGGCTAATGTCCAGACTGCGAAAATCAGGTTGATACAGCCCTGTGCCAGTTCGCCTATAATTGCCCATGCTTCAGTAAAGAACGTAATCACAGGCTGGAAGAAGGCTTTCACCGGCTCAAATACGTTGCTGTTTATCCATTCAGCAATTGTGCTGAATACAGCTTTGATTCCATTCCAGAGGCTTACAAAAAACGCAGTTACACTATTCCAGACGGATTCTGCTTTTTGCTTTGCTGATATGAAGAAACCAACAACAGCATCTAAAGCGTTCCAGACATTTTTGATACTTTCCCATGCGGATGCAAAGAATCCAACAACAGCATCCATGCCAATCTGGAAGATTTCCTGAAAATCATTCCAGACCTTTAAGAAAAATTCTTTGATAGATGTCCAGCCGGAAATCCAGTTATCAAAAAATTTGAACAGCGTTTCCTGAATGGATTCCCACAGACCTATCCAGAAATTCCTGAATTCTTCTGACGTATTCCATAACGTAATAAAGCCAACAACAAGTGCAGTAATTGCTGCTACAATCAAACCTACAGGGTTTGCCAGCATTGTTGCATTAAGTGCCATTTGTCCAGCTTTTACGGCTTGAATCGTTGTCAAAAATGCCTGAAATGCTGTGATAGCCTTTTGAACTGCTGCTACCATTGCGAAAATACTCGTTACTGCTTTGAATGCAACAAATCCAGCAGCAATTCCAGCCAGAGTGGAAATCAGTTCGCTGCCGTGGTCTATCAGCCAGTTGATGCCTTTCTCAATCACTGGTGCGGCTTCGTTAACTTTGGTTAGTGCCTTGTCAAGGGCAGTTCCCACCCATGCTGCTGCTTTCCGGAGAGAAGGCTCAAATTTCTCATAGATTGCAATTTCAACGGCTTCGAGCTTGCTTTTCAGAATTGTCAAGTCACCGCCAAGATTGTCAATCATGGTTTCGGACATGTTCTGTGCAGCATCTTTGGAATTATAAATTGCATCTGCCAGCTTGTTATAATCTTCTTCAGATGCGTTTACAATTGCCATCATACCGGCAAGATTCTGTTTACCAAAGATAATAGCAGCATCCTTGAGCTGTTCAGCCTGTGTTAGACCTTCTTCGGACTGCTCCAGTTCGCTGATAATATCGTCATATTCTCTGATATTTCCTTCGTTGTCGACCAACTCAACATTGACTGCTTTGAGAGAAGAACGCAGGACATCCATGATTTCTTTTAAAGATTTCATGTTTCCGTATTCGTCTGTAAATGCTGTATGTCCGGTCTCTACAGTTTGGATTGTCCCTTGCTGTGCTTTGGTCAGGGCGTTCTGTGCATTGGTCAAATCCTGTTCAGCAGTCTGTAATTTGACAAGAGCTGTCTGAATTTCCGGCGAATTTTCACCAGTTTGAGACATTACCTCATTCAGCTTTGCCTGTGCAGTTGTGAGGTTAACAGATGCCGTCTGTGCCTGTGTAGATTCAGCTCCGTATTTGGCAATAGCATCATTCAGCTTAATCTGAGCCTTTTCAACGTTTCCGGATGCACTCTGCACCTGAGCAGAATCAGAACTATACTTTTCAAGTGCCTTATTATAGGCAATCTGAGCTTTTTCGAGGTCAGCAGTTTCCTTGATGACCTTCTGCTGTGCCTTTTCAACCTTGTCATCGTCTACTACATTGATAGTTTCTGTAGTTATCAGACCGAGCCGTTTCATTGCCTCTGCCTGCTGTTTGGTAGGCTTTACCAGATTGACAAGCGAAGCTTTCAAAGTAGTTCCGGCAGAAGAACCTTTGATGCCGGAATTTGCCATCAGTCCGGTAGCAAGTGCCAAATCTTCGATGCTTGCACCCATAGCACCGGCTACTGTTGCGGCTTCCTTGAAGGTTTCGCCCATCAGTGCAACATTGGTATTGGCGTTGCTTGCAGTCGCAGCCATGACATCAGCAAAATGTGAGGCTTCTGATGCAGGCTGTTTCATTGCTGACAAGGCATCTGTCAGAATGTCGGATGTTGTAGCAAGTTCTTCATTTGCGGCGGCTGCCAGATAGACAATACCGCCATAGCCGTCAAGAATTTCCTGTGTTTTCCAGCCAGCCATAGCAGCGTAATTCATACCATCTGCTGCCTGTGTAGCAGAAAACTTTGTTGCCTCTCCGATTTCTTTGGCATAATCACGCAGATAATGCACATTTTCCGACATTTCGGAAGTTTCATCAGAGAGTTGGTCTACTGTGTAGCCGAATGTTCCGGCTACTGTAGACATGGCAGTATCGAAAGAAGTACCGGCATTGACAGTCTGCACAGCCATTTCTTTCAGCTTGTCGATAACACCTGTAATGACCTTTGTTGCAAGGTTTCCAAGAGCCACACTGAAGGCAGTCAGACCGCCGCTTGTGGTCTTATCAGCACTGTCTCCAACATCTTCAAGAGAATCATCAAGGGTATCTGCTGCCTGTTCTGCTTCATTGAGCCTGTTCCGGTTATCTTTGAGTTCTCCAGAGAGGTCAGAAATCTTTCCGGCAAGCTCTTTGGCTTCGGTGCTGTTCTTTCCCTGTTCAGCAGCAACATTGGCATACTTCTGTTTCAGTT